TGGTTTTGATGGAGGTAAAGCCCAGGTTAAAGACGTTCCAGGCTTGCTGCTCGATGGTGAAGTGAGCGCTGCGTGCCAGCGCTTTGGGAATCTGCTTCACGATGCCATAGAGGTCGTCTTCGTAAAGCTCAAACGAGCTGCGGACGCCGAGGCCATAGGTGAAATGGAGGTAGCGAACGGTCCCTCCCTGCTTGGCATCCTGATACGAAAGGCTCTCAGCCTCGGGCTTTTCCGGCATGGGTCCTAGACCCGAGAATTCCCACTCGTCCTCGTACTCTTTGGTTGAGTTCTCGACGTTGAATACGAACGTGTACTCTTCATCACGCTGCCTCGTATTCAACCAATGGACAAAAGCTGCATGAGAGCCCTCCGCCATTAACTGGCTGTAGGCTCCCCTGACCATGGTCATAGCAAATCTCCTGATCTAAAAGTGGGCCAAACCCTAGGCCAGTTTCTGGATCGCTGCGGGCAGAAAAACAAAGTGCACGCCGCGCGTAGTGTCCCAGAAGTCCAGCTTCACGATTTCGACTATGGCATTGCCAGCACCGGTTTTTGCCTTGTCCACAAACCAGTGTCCGTCAGTGTCTTTAGTCATGCCATACTGCTTCGTTACGTCGGTCGGGGCCGTAGTCTGGGCGGGGCCAACCTGACCGTAAAACACGGTCGACTGCACCGCCACGGCGTAGCCGTTTCGGCCATCGTTCGCCGGAGCCCCGTGAGGGATGTTGACGGCCGCAGGCTGGTTGGGAACCGTTCCATAAGACATGGTCTTGGCTACGCCAGTGGTAGTCAGGTTCGATCCTGGCTCTTTGCTGATTCCGGTTACACCGGCGGTAGTTGTGGAGCCGTCCCACTCCTGGATGCCGCCGGAAGTTTGATCGGTCATGACAGGAACACCCAAGAGAAACGTCTGACCAGCCTTCTCGATCTGGCGATCGATTGGCGGCTGTTCCTGCGTCGTAGACTTGATTTCAAGGATCACAGCACTTGCCATTGGATTTACTTTCCTCCTTCGTTTTTGGTCAGAGCTTCCAGTTCCTGATCGGATGGAACGTAGGCGCTGATTTTAGATGCGATTTCGTTGCGGGTGCCTTTACGGATTTCCTGATTGACTTTGCCCGCAGACTCCTGATTGGAACGCGTTCGATTGGCGTTAATGACAGCCACATTGTGGTTCCATTTCAACGCCCCGTAGTACTTCGACTTCGAGATTTTCAGAGCAACGAGGTCACCGTACATGACCTTGCCATCCTTGACCATCATTTCCGGGAGCTTCGCTCCGTTTTTCATTTTCACGTCGGCTGGCGTGCAGACTTCGAAGCCGGAGTAGATCAGCTGGTTGAGGCGCAGCCCGTCTCCGGCAACTCTGTTGCCCCAGCGAAGCGCCAGCTCCGGATTGACCGGAACAATTTGTTCCAGCAGGTTTTGAGTCACCAGCGGTGACGCCTCGAAGTCGGCGTAAGCTTCCACCGGAGCATTGCGCTTTGAGCCGCCTGACGTCGTCATAGTCATAAGCTTAGAATCCTTTCGCCGGGGTATCCCCATAAGTCAAAGACTTCCTGCTGGTCCGAACCTGTTCGGGAGTTACATCGAACTTTTTGGCCTGCTCTTTATCACGGTCCGTGATGTTATCCTCGGCGGCCGTCGCCGCAGGCGAGGGCGAGGACTTGGCCTGCTCACCGAAAAATGCTCCATCACCCGCACCCCGCGCAGCGGTGATCTCGTCGTCGTGGATGCCTTTAACCATCAAAAAAGCGTTCATCCAGGCTTGCGAGTTTGCCTGATTGGCCAGCGCTTCGCGCGACATCAAGTCCCAAATTTCTCGCTGGTACTTTCGATACAATTTAAAATTGTCGCCCAGCTTGCCGGGATTTTCCCGCAAGTAGTCTTCAAGGTCGCGGCGCGCGTTCACGGCACCCTGTCCAAGAGCGTAGTCGGCTACCGGCTTCATCTTCTCGATGAAAGCCCGGTCGGGGTTTTCAAACCAGTCTGTGGGTGCTGACGTGCCCGCTTGCGCAGCTGGCTGCGGCTGCACTGGAGGCTGAGTTGCTACAGACGCCTCCAGCTGCGCCAGGCGATTTTTGGTCTCCGTAAATTGAGTCTCGACATCGGCCAATGTTTGCTTTGACGTAGTCAGCTCTGTCTCCAGGGCTCCAACCTTGTCCTTGTTGGCATTGTAGAAATCAAGAGCCTTTTCCATTTGCTCCGGAGTAAGCTCCCGGAGTTTTTCAGGCACCCGCGCATCGGTTCTATCCCAGAAGGCCATAGCTCGTTACGCTCGCTTTCCTTGTTTTTCATACCTCAAAACTTGTTCTCTTTCCCCTCTTTTTGTCGTCTTCCAGACGCCGGATTTCATCCGGAATTCCCAGGACGGCTCTGTAGGCAGAGACTTCACCCTGCAAGCGAAATATCTCCATCGTCTCTGTTGCCGACTCAAGTCCAGACCTCGAAGTATCCAGCCACTCCTGAATCTCCTCGCGAAACAGTTTGCCAGCCGACTCCTCGAACCAGCCCAATATCTCCGACGGATGGTCGTACACGCTCATTGAATGGGCCCTCCTGGTCCTGCAGGCCCACCAAGACCTCCGCCTCCTGGCGGCAACATGCCGGGCGCTCCGGCAGGAATGCCGGGCGGTCGAGAAGGAGGACCACCCGGCCCCTGCGGAGGCCCCTGCTGCTGTAATCCACCTCCGGGAGGTGCAGTCGGCTGCTGCGGTGGCGGAACATCAGGAGCAAGTCTGTCGACTTCGTCCATATTGAAGTGCCTAAAAATCGTGCGCTGAAGCGTATTGGCGGCTTCCATCGCTTTCTGCAGGTAATCCTTGATCTCCTGAGGAATCATCGGATTCGAGATCTGCTGCAACATGGTGGCAATCATCTGATAGTGCTGACGCGCCAGGTTGGTCAGCATCATATCATTCTGCTTCTCAACCTCACGGTTGATTGAGGACGTGGCTGCATAGATTGGCAGGGCGATGATTCCACGTCGATACAACTCCAGAGCCATCTCGATCATGCGGCCCTTCGGGCCAAAGTAGCGAGCCCGATCTCCGATCCCGAACTCTCCGTACATGCTGCACAGAAGCCGCCCCAGCTTGGTATGGGCATAGCGCATGTCGGTGATATTAAGGTCGGTGCGGGTGTTCCCGTCTTGGAGAAGGGACAACGTCCCCATGGCGGTGTAAACGCCACGTTTGCCTTGGCCACCCGCACCCATGCCTTGCTGTGGTGGGCTAACGCCGGAGCGACGTTCAGCAAGGTCAAGCGAGAGCCGTTCTTCATCAATGGTGATGGTCGTTGGCTGGCCCATCACCAGCGGCTCAATTTCACCGGCTACCGCCGGTAGCATGGCCGATGGATAGACTTTGTAGCCTTTATGCAGCTTGCTATCAGGGTCTACCCTCCACGCGGCCGTCGTGCTTACTGTAAGGTTATCGCGCCTTTGATTGTGTATGGTCGAGATTTCTTCCTGGAACTGGGAGAGAATCTCGGCAAAGCCGTATCCATGGAACATATCGTCACGGAAGAAAAGTCGCGCCGCAATAAAGATACAAGCTGGGTAGTAATTAAAAAACGCTCGCAGGATGGTGTCTGACTTTTCATGATACCAAACGATACACCGTATCCACCGTGATCCCCAGTTATACTTAAAATGACATTCATAGATGTCCCACTCCTGGTAGCCATACATCGTCTGCGAGCCGATCCCCAGATCGGAAAGCTTTTGTTGCTCCACAGCAGAAGGATTAACTCGATCGGGCTGATTAAGTACTTCGTCCACAGCGCCTTTATCGTAGATATTGCGATAGGCCCTTTCTTGAAGCTCCGCCTTGGTAAGGCGCACACGGTGCGCGACAAAGTCGCTGGTTTCGACGTTCTTGTCCATTGGATCAATTAGGAAGTCCTGAAACGGCAGCTTCATGGGTTTGGGGCCGCTGTAGACCGTCTTCTCACCGTAGCTCGGCCCGTTGCCGGAAGTGCCGGTGGCAATGTCTTCCTTGATAACTACCTGCGGACATTTCAGCA